TCTGCGCCAACTTGGGTAGCAGGCCCTACAGGTGGTTTTACTCTAGGAACACCAGTTGCTACAACATCAGGTACAAGCATTGACTTTACTGGTATTCCATCGGGAACGAAGCAAATCATTATTACATTTAAAGGGGTATCAACCAGCGGTATAGACCCCAAGTGGATTCAGATTGGAGATTCTGGCGGCATAGAAGACACAGGGTATTCTGCGACATCAGCAGGAATATCTGAGTCAGCCGAAATAATTGCAACCAGTAGCCTAGCCTCATTTAATATTAAGTCAGTGAATAGCTCAGACTTAATTAACGGCAGCGTGACTCTAACACTTGAAAACTCAAGCACTTATACATGGGTAGCATCCGGTGTTTTAGAAAATTCAACTTCTACAAGCCGTGTGTTCTTTGTCGCTGGAAGAAAAAGCCTTTCTGCCGTATTAGACAGGGTTCGGCTTACTACCCAAAATGGAACTGACACGTTTGATGCTGGCGAAGTCAACATTGCATACATCTAAGGAATAATCATGCACACTACAACAGTAAATATCACCACTGGCGAGATTGTTCAGGTTTCATACACGACTGAAGAACAAGCCGAATACGATTTAAAGAAAGCGGCATGGGATGCTGGTGCAGACACCCGCAAGGCAGCAGAAGTTAGATCAGAACGTAACGCTAAGTTAGTCTCAACTGATTGGACTCAGACTGTTGATGCACCTCAAGCCACTAAAGATAAATACGCCACTTATCGCCAAACTTTGCGGGATGTACCAGCACAAAGCGGTTTTCCAAACACTGTTGTTTGGCCTGATGCGCCATGATTGAAGAAGCTCAAACCAAAATAGACGTTCACGTTGCCGTTTGTAGTGAACGGTATGCGGCTATTGAGAAGTCTTTTACCGATGGCGATAAGCGCATGACAAGGATTGAATATTTGTTGTATGCGGTGATTGTGTGTGTCTTGTTTGGGCCAGGGGTTGCTGGCGAGCTTGTAAAAAAGATTTTGGGGCTGTAGATTGATCCGTTCACCGCTGCCCTTGCCGCTATTGCCGCTATCAAGCAGGCCGTATCTTTTTACAAGGATTGCAAAGCGGCTTCCAAAGATGTCACCAACATCACAATGGAAATTTCGAGTTACATCGGTAAATTTTTTGATGCTCACGAACAAGTCAAAACCGCCGCCGCTGAACAAAAGAAAAACCCGCCAAAGGGTAAGTCACTAAAATCCCAAGCGCTAGACAACATTTTTCAAGAGATGGAGCTGGAGCGTCAAGCGGTAGAGTTAAGGGAATTGTTAATTTACGGCGTTGATCCGGCGCTAGGTGCGGTGTGGTCAAGGTTTCAAGAAGAGTTTGAAAGGCTGCAAGAGGAGCAAGAAAAGGAAAGATTAGAACAAGAAGCAAAGGATAGGGTCGCATCATGGCAACGGCGAAAAATGCTAAACCGGCTTCAAGACAGGGCGTTAATAATAGGGGCGGTGATGATCGTTACCCTATACCTCCACCTTATGCTCCTAGCAATAAACCAAATGAAGATAGCGAAGTGGGGTTCTTGATTGCTTTTCTTAGCATGGTGGTAGTGTTTGGATTGTTGTTGCCTATCTTAGCAATGATGTATTTTGATATATTAGAAACTAAGCAAGAAACTAAGCGCCAGCAAGAAGTAATGCAGAGATTAATTAACAAAACAAAGGAAGAAGATGATTCCAATAGTCGCGTCACTCCTAAGTAGCCTAGCCCAAAACGGCCTAACCTTGCTTTCCAGTGCTATCCAAGCCAAGGGCAAGGAAGTTGTTGAAAACACTTTGGGCGTGAAAATCCCTGACAATCCGACCCCTGAAGATGTCAGCAAGCTACGCCAGCTTCAATTTGAACATGAAGAGCGCCTACTTGAGCTTGGTATTGAAAAAGCAAAAATGGAATTGGCTGAATTGCAATTATTTGCCGATGCCGCCAAGAATGAGGATAACAACGTTACCGACCGGTGGAAGTCCGACATGGGGTCAGACTCTTGGCTATCCAAAAACATACGCCCCATGAGCCTTGTGGCTATCTTCTTGGGCTATTTCTTGTTTGCCATGATGTCCGCATTTGGGTTAAACGCAAATGAAAGTTATGTGCAACTTCTTGGGCAATGGGGAATGCTGATTATGGGCGCTTACTTTGGTGGCAGAACAATTGAAAAATTAGCCGATATGAAAGGCAAAAAATGAAAGCAAAGCTAACTTTTCTTGTAACCCTAATGGTCAGCTTTACCTTGTGCATTGTTGTCGTTGGCATGGTGGGCGTTCTAATGGCTGGCTTATTTGATCCCCTTGTAGATAACGCAGAAATATTCAAGCTCATATCGCCAGCATTTCAAACTATTGTGGGCGGCTTTATTGGCTTGCTTGCTGGTGTGAAACTGTCTCATGGCGAAACAGATGGAGAAGAAAAATGAGCTTAAGCACCGAACAAGCGGCTTTTCTATTGGATGCTTGTAAGCTAATCCAATACGCCACCGATCAAGGCTTTGTAGTGACCGGCGGCGAACTAGCTCGGACTCCTGAACAACAGGCTTTGCACTTTAAGGCGGGGCGTTCTAAGACCATGAACAGCATTCACCTTAAGCGGTGCGCTATTGACCTTAATTTTTTTAGAGATGGCAAGATTATTTGGGATAAGTTGACTCTTGCGCCTCTTGGGGCTTATTGGGAAGCTCTTCATCCAAAGAATCGTTGGGGTGGAAACTTCTCCAATCTGATAGATTGTCCTCACTTTGAACGTGTGCCAAAACCATAACAAAAACAATTAGTGTTCCCGCGCCAATGACAGCTCCAATGAATAGGGCAAATACGGTTGCAATCATAGAAACTCCTTAGTTATTCTCTTGCTTATGTTGAAACAAACGGTGTTCAAGCCGTTCAATTCGTCTATCGTTAAATTTGATGGCAGCATCCGAATACTCGGCGGCGGTTTCTGCTTCTAGCTTTCTTAAATGGGCTTCTTGCAGCTCGGCGTAAATTACCTCGGAAATAGTCTTGGCTCTGAGAATATCCTTTATATATTGAATTGTTGTTTGTCTAAAACTCATTGCACTCCCCTTAATTGCCAGCCCATTAAGAAATAAATCCACCGTGTCTGAACGCTTGTATTGGTATATCGGTCTTTAACTTTGGTAAAGTCAGAGTAACCCCGAGCCACCATCATGGCCTCAAATACTTGCTGTGCTTTAGTCATGTTTTTCATCTATTGTGTAAAACCAATCATCCCCCGCTGACCATTTGCGTGTGCCATCCACCGACCACAAATGTTGCGCGGCTTGGAAATCGGGAAACTTGGTTTGTGCAGTCACAAGGCTTTGGTCATACCACAGGCAACGGTTGTTTGGTTGGCAAGCAAATTGACCATCTTCTAATTTAATCCAGTTAAAACTCTTATGCTCCTCGGCGGTCTCTGTAAAGCTAGTGTCTAAATCCATGCCATCGGCACAAAAGTCAACGGTAAACAGGTATGTGCCAAAGTGCCATTGTTTATCTTTACCAAGAAACTTGACCCCCAAGTTACGCAAGCCAATCTTTTCAACAATGGTAAACCGATACCCCATGCAGTCCCACAATTGCAAAATGTCTACTGGCAGGTCACTAGCGCCCTCTTTCCACACATAAGCGTGGATGGGTAGTTTGTCGTATAAAGCGCCGTAATCGGTTAGCAGCGATTCAATCCGAAACACTTGCCCTCTGAGGGCTTTAAGGCTGACCCACACGCAAGGCACAAGCTCGCCATGCCCTTTGGTGTGGTTGTACAAGAATTCAGCCTTTACAAAGCATTTAATAGGCGGCAAAGATGAAATAAGGTAACTCAAATTAACTCCCGTTGTACCGGCACAAATTGCCATTCTCTTTCTGCTCTACCTGAGTTGGATTTGGTAGTGCGCCCCGTAAGCTCCACACGCCCATCTTTCTCAAGCTCTTTCATACGCCTAGCCACCTGGTTGCCATCAAGCCCCACCAGCTCGGCTATGCCATCCTTGCCCATTGGCCCAAAGCGGCGCAGACACTCTACGATCTTTTCAAAGTGCTGCTTGGCAAGGTCAATGGATTGGTCTGCTGCGGCGTGGCTAGTAAAGGGGTCTAGCCCCCTTGCTCTAAAAAGGGATGTCATCTCTAGCCCCTGTATTTGTCTTTTCCTCCAAGTCATAGCAATTAGCCCATCCATTCCAACCACCCTCAACTAAAGGCGTGGAATCCATCTTAATCTTTAGGTTGTCGTTGTCGTCTAAAAACACAGAGCCAATATTTTGATAGCGTTTCTTTTCTTGACCATCTTTGGTTTTGTATGTGCCAGTAATGACAACGATGTTTTTGTATTTCTTCATGGCAAGCTTTCTAATTGTTGGATTTTTAGGTCTACATCACCCAAGAACTGGATGACTGAATTCTCAAGCATATTAACCATTTCGGGGTCATAGTTGATGCGCTTGATGAATAGCTGATGTTTCTCGGGCAACCGAGGATCAAATGAAACAAAATCGCACCAAGGGCGGTCGGCGCAAGCCATTTGCCACATCATTTGCGTAATGTATTTGGTTGGCACGGTTTTGGTTAACAGCGTTTCAATGTGCGTGGCGGTGTTCGGGCATTTAATCTCCACCATGCCCTCGGAAGCCAAGCCGTCCGGTGATGCACCCGACATGGTGATCCAAGGGTGGTTAACAAATCCCACCTCGGTGACTAAAATGTCCATCCTTGCCTCATAAGCGGCTCGGGCAAATGGCTCGGTATCCGTTCCCCAAGACATTGCTGCATTGCTGTAGGACTCGGCTGGCTTACCCGTTAACCTTTCGCAAACCAATTGAGCAAGGTAATTCTCACGGCTGGCGCTTGCCCCCGTCTTAGTCTTGGCAATGATGTCGGCTACCCTACTTGCGGTGACCTTGCCACATCTAGCGGCAAACCATTCCTCTGTACGCTGTTCCATTATTTGCCCTCCAATGTGGCTTTTTTAGCATCCTTTTTGGCAATAACTTTGGCTTGCCATGCCTGCTCGCCATTTGTTGCCTTATATGCCTGTTTATAGGCTTCTTGAAGCTCTTTAAGCGTAGTTACCTCATCCATTGCCGCCAACAGGTCGGCTATTTGGCTTTCATTGACCGTGGACTTAATCTCGGTGCGGCGACTAGCGGCTACACCGTCATCATCTTCAGGGGCAAGGCCGGTGGCGGCTAAAATTGAATACCTCCTTGCGTAGGTTAATGCCGAGCCAAAACCCATTGCATCCAGTTTGCTTGCTGGCAAATGGAGCATTCCGCATTCCATGACTTCACCCGATTCATGGATAAATACGGTTTCTAGCAAAACACCATCTTTGCATTCATAAGTGCGTTGCATAAGACCGATGCCATTGGCGTTCAAAGCCTCTATAACCGCCTCAATGCAATTAGCCAGGTCAGCATACTTGGATTTAAAGTGAGGGTTTACAGACGTTTTAAGCGCAGGGCCAAAGGCACGTTGAGCTTTGACAAAAGCGGCAGCAATGTTTTTCCCAATGGGTGTAAAAGTTTCCATGATTTTTCCTTAGTGAAATTTAGGGCCACAGGTCACATCTACGATAGTCTCTGCGGTAAAGCCGTTAATTTTGCGTTTGCCAAACACAGTAATGGCACGAAGCCCCGAGGTTTCGCATTGCTTAATAGCGTCAATGACCTCGCTACGACCCATTGATTGGATTTGTTTATCCATGATGAGCTGTTGTTCGGTTAATTTAGGTTCGCTGGCGCAACCAACTAGCGCCAAAAGTAAAAGGGCGTATTTCATGTAATTCCTTAAAAATTGTTATTAGCTAAACCGTTGATGACAGATGCAACACGTTTGTGGCTTGGCGGCTCATAGCCTGCATATTTTTTTACCTCTGCCTCAATCCATTTAAAATGAAGTTTGGGTAAATCGTAGGTAATATCTAAGCCATCTTTGAAGACAAAAATGTCAAAGTAGCCGTCCATTTCGTAATCTTCAGGCTCAGACCAAGACCATTTAACGGTGACTTCATCCCAAATCACATAGGTGATAAATTCACCTTCATCACCGTCATTTAGCATGATGCTCTCCAAACAAATAGGTCGAGAGCAACCACCACAAGGGCGGTGACCGATACAACGTATAAGGCGACTTGCGCCCAATCGGTAGGTTTTTTGTAAGTTTCTATTTCAAACATATTTACTCCTAAAAGACCCTGTGCGAAATTGCTGGGGCATGGGTGCATTGTTAAGCTAAATTAACAGTTATTTTATAGGTGTTTTCCCTAATGCTGCTTATTTGTTAATTAGGCTTTACAATCCCCTAATGACAAAACAAGAATTAGTGCATTTGGCAGGCTCACAGAGTGAGCTTGCTAGGATATTGAGGATTTCTAGGGCAGCGGTGTGTTTGTGGAAAAAAGTCCCCGAGCTACGCTTGCGCCAGCTTAGAGACTTGCGCCCCGAGTGGTTTGTGCTATGATTTTTTGAAACGTGGCTAGGGTAGCTCCCGAAAAGACGATTCTTCACCGTCCTGCCAATGTTTCTCATGTGAAGATGACCGATGAAGTAAGGTTTTTATGCACTATTACCAATTTAATATTGGCGACTATCAGAGTCACACAAATCATTTAGACCCTCTTGAAGATTTGGCTTACCGCCGAATGCTTGATTGGTGTTATCTCCACGAAAAACCCCTACCATTAGATGCCAACGAAATTGCAAGAATCATTCGTTTGCGTGATCATGCCGCCATTATTAGGGATGTGCTTACCGAGTTTTTTAGCCGATATGGTGAGGGTTGGGTTTGTGATCGAGTGCTTGAAGAAATCCAGCATTACAAGGCAAAAATTGAACAAGCGTCTAGGGCTGGTAAAGCATCCGCTGAACGTAGGTCTAACGAGCGTTTAACAAACGTTCAACCAACCAATAACCAAGAACCAATAACCAATAACCATATTAAAGAATCTAAAGATTCTTTGTCGGCAGGGTTGCCGACTTGCCCTCATCAGGACATTCTAAATCTTTACAAAAAGCATTTACCCCAATTAGCCCAGCCAAGGGTTTGGGATGGGGTCAGGCAAACCAACTTACGGCAAAGATGGTTACAAGCTGCCAAGCCGTCAATATTTAGCCCACAGGGGTACGCCTCGCAAACCGAGGGGTTAGCCTGGTGGGATTCTTTTTTTGCTTATATTGCCAACGATACCAAGCTGGCGCAGGGGTTTGAAACCAAGGATAGGACATGGCGACCTGATCTTGTGTGGATAGTGAATGCAACCAATTTTGCCAAGATAATTGATGGAAAGTACCAAAAATGACTTTTGCTAAACCTGAAACCAAAAAAGATGACAATTTTGATGCCATGCAACGCCTTATGTGCTCTGTGCATGGTTGCCCAAACCGTTGGTCGGTTCACATGGAGGGCGAAAAACCCAAGTGTTCTAAGCATCAATGGGAAAAACAAGACTACAAAGCGCCCGATTTAAAAGAAGTTTTTAAAAATTCAAGCCCTGTAAAGCATTGGCAAGATGATGGGGAGGTGTTTTGATGAACAAGATTGAATTTGGTGATTGCCGCCAAACTATGCGTAGCTGGAAAGAGCAGGGCATAAAGGCACAAACTTGCGTTACTAGCCCCCCTTATTTTGGTTTGCGTGACTATGGAACAGCAAAGTGGGAAGGTGGTGACGTTAATTGTGAACACTCCATATCTATGCCAACCAAATGGAATGATCCAAAGCGTGGAACTAACGTTTTAAGACCCGAAACAGGACATAGAGGTGGATCATTTAAATATTGCCACAAATGTGGGGCAACAAGGATTGATGAACAAATTGGTTTAGAAGAGACACCCGAAGAATACATTGCAGCAATGGTTGAAGTATTTAGATGTGTGCGTGATGTGCTGGAGGATGATGGGACGCTATGGCTGAACATTGGTGACAGTTATTGCAATAGCAATGGTTTTGCTAGAGCCAGCCCTGAATATCAGCGTGAAGGCAGAAACAATATGCCAGCTAATGATAGAAAGCTAGACAAACTGCATGAAACAGGATTAAAGACCAAAGACCTTATCGGCATCCCTTGGATGCTGGCGTTTGCACTAAGGGCTGATGGCTGGTATTTACGACAAGACATTATTTGGCATAAGCCAAACCCAATGCCTGAGTCGGTGCAGGACAGATGCACCAAAGCGCATGAATACATTTTTCTTTTGAGCAAAAAGCAGAAGTATTACTACGATGTTGAAGCCGTAAAAGAACCTGTTGAAAACATGGGTAAACCAAGAAAATTTAGAGATGGAGATGCCTCTGCAACATTAAGAAATGATGAGGGGCGAATGTACATTCCTAAAGAAGACAGGAACAAACGCAGCGTTTGGACAGTCAATACAAAACCTTACGCTAGCGCACACTTTGCAGTATTTCCAACGGAATTGATTGAGCCTTGCATTCTTGCTGGCGCACCAATTGGCGGCATAGTGCTTGATCCTTTTATGGGTAGCGGCACTACGGCACAAGTAGCGCAAGACCTTGGGCGGCAGTATCTTGGCTGTGAACTAAACCCCGAATACAAACCATTGCAAGATAAAAGAATCAGCCAAATGTCTTTGGTACTGGAGTAACAATGTCAGCACAAGAAATAGCATCCAGTTTGGATGAATCAAATGATTTAGGAATAGTTCGACAAGCAAAAGTTGAAGACATCATTTATGTTATTTCACTATCAAAAAAAGAAACTCACAGCTTGGGTTTTATTCCAAAAATGGCATACGAAGCGGCAATCACTGGAGTTAAGACAGGAGATAGGTGGAGCAATGTTTGTAATGACAAATTGTTTGTCATTGAGTGTAATGGTGATTTAGTTGGATTTTGTTTGGCTAGTTTTGGAATCCAAAACGCAATAAGCAAAAAAGGAAAGATTGCACAGATTTGTCTACAGACTGATGCAAGGAAATTTTTGCGTGGAAGATTGCTCCTAGACACTGTTGTTGATTATGGAAAAACACAAGGCACTTTTGCGTTTAGCGCAGGATGTGCTGACGATCTTGAATCTAATTTATTTTGGAAAGCAATGGGTTGGGTGTGTATTGCAACTAGATTTGGCATTTCTCACAAAAATACTTGGAAGCAAACAAGCAAAAGAGTAATTAATGTGTACAGATATGATCCAAGTGATTTTTTGATAATGGATTAAAAATGAATGACCGACAACAAGCAAATAAACTTTTGGACCGACACAAAGAAACCGGTGAACTTAGCTACGCTGACACCACAGCAGCGCTTAGAGTTACTGGAGACATTGAAGACGATGGAAGCTCGGGAGTGGGTGCAGAGATACCGCAAGAAAGCGAAAAACCTTGGGAAAATCCAAGCATCAACATGGTGGTCACGGGTTTACTTAGACATAGAAAAACGGCGTGGATCAGCCGCCGCCGTTGACCTTAGAAAGCGAATGAATGAGACACGCTAAAAGAGTGGATGCAAACCAAGACCAAATTGTGGTTGCTTTACGAGCCGCAGGCGCTTACGTTTGGATCATTAGCTTACCCGTTGACCTTTTGGTTGGCTACAAGGGTCACACGTTCTTGGTGGAGATTAAAACGGGCGCTAAAAAGCGTTTAACAAGCCTACAAGCCGACTTTTTTGAAAATTGGGGCGGTAGCACATTGGCAAGGATTGATAGCCCTGATGCGGCTCTACGCATGATTGGAGTATTAAAGTGAAACCCGAAGAAGCCGCACAACAAATTCGAGACAAAGCCGCCGCATATGGTGAGGCTAAAGCCCAAAGGGTTTACCTTGAGGAATTTCGCAAAAGCCAAAAAGCTTTGTTAATGCGTGATGCCCTAGAAATGGGCTTTGAGGCGGCAAACGCCCAAGAACGTGAAGCTTATGCCGACCCCATTTATGCTAAGTTGTTAAGGGGATTGGCGGCGGCAATTGAAAAAGAAGAAACGCTAAAGTGGGAGATTGAGGCGGCTAGGCTTGACATAGAGATTTGGCGCACCCGTGAGGCAACCAATCGTATGCAAGACAAAGCGCACCAATGAAATGCCCCGAATGTGGGACTTGGACAATCGTTAAAGAAACGAGAACTTCAACGGGAAACACACGGCGGCGGCGGTTAGAGTGCGCTAACGAACACAGATTTACCACACTGGAGACAATAATTGTTCCAAAAACACCAATACATAAGAAGCAAAAAGCTATTAAAACTAGTGGCGGGGCTTGATTGTCAAGCTTGCGGGTCGGGCAACATGGTGCAGGCAGCACACACCAATTGGGGCGGCGGTAAGGGTAAAGGGGTTAAAGCCGATGACAACTTGGTAGCGGCTTTGTGTCTTAAATGCCATTATGAGATTGACCAAGGCAAAGAGTTAAGCCGAGAAGAACGGCAAGAAAAGTGGCAAAAGGCGCATATGGCAACGGTAAAAAAACTTTACATACAAGGCAATTGGCCTGTTGACGTACCCATTCCTACGTTTACAATAGATGTGCAGTTGTCTCATTTGCAGGGGCATTGACCCCTGCTTTTTTTAGGGTAAACATGAAAAAAGACGTTGCCGATTTTATCTCCACGTTGTTCCATAGCGCCACCGTGACGCACTTTATGCACTTGAGCACCGATTCATATGCCGTGCATAAGGCTTTAGGTAAATACTACCCCGCCATTGTTGAACTAGCTGACAGTTATGCAGAGGCTTATTCGGGTTGTTACGAGAAGATCAAGGATTTTCCTGAGAACTTTCACAATGCCAAAGACCCTGTTAAATACCTAACAAGTATCAAAGATTACGTTTATAAAAACCGCAAGGCTTTGCCTGACGACACTGAGCTGCAAAATATTGTGGATGAAATAGCCGCATTGGTTGATAGCACAATTTATTTATTGTCATTTAAATGATTAGGATATTTGCTGGCTATGACCCTAGGGAAGCTGTTGGCTACCATGTGTTTTGCCAAAGCCTGATTGAGCGCACCAGCGAGCCGGTCGCCATAACGCCTTTGTACGGCTCACAGCGGGACGGCACAAACGCATTTACTTATCAGCGGTTTCTAGTTCCCTACTTTACAAACTTTACAGGTAGGGCAATATTCTTAGATGCTAGCGATATGCTGATGTTGGCAAACATAGACAATTTGAGTAAGCTATTTGACCCAACCAAGGCGGTGCAAGTTGTCAAGCATGAGTATCAGACCAAGCACCCAAGAAAATATATCGGTACACCGATGGAAGCGGCGAATCGGGACTATCCCCGAAAGAACTGGTCAAGTTTAATACTTTGGAATTGCGATCACCTAAGAAACAAGGTATTGACACCCGAATTTGTGGATGACCACACAGGCGCAGAGCTTCACCGATTCGGTTGGTTGCCTGATTCACTTATCGGTGACCTACCAAAAGAGTGGAATGTGCTAGTGGGCGAGCAAGAGAACAAGAACGCCAAGATAGCGCATTACACGTTAGGCATCCCTGAGTTTGATCACTACCAAAACTGTGACTTCAGCAAGCAATGGTTTAACACCAAAAGCCGTATGATGAATGGCCTGATTAAAATGAAAGAGGTGGTCGATGCCTGATTACCAAACAAAACCTGATTACAGCTTGTTAGCCCAAGCAATTAGCCGTAAGCCTGGCCTTGCGCCCTATGGCATGAGAAATTTAGAAACAGGGCAAGACATATCCCAAGGCACGGTAAAGGGCAAAGGATACTTTGGAGAAGTGCCAATGGATCAAGGCGGCGCTATGACCGAGTTCTCAAGCGCTTATGGACAAGACGGCAACCTAGTATCTAACCCATTGATAGTGCCAACGCTTACTAAACAAGAGCTTGATTGGCTAAAGGCGGGGCTAGACCCAACGCCACAAATAATTAAGAAAGCACAAGACTATGCCCAAAAACGCATGGGAGCAGGACAAAGCACATTTGCAACCCCGCAAGAGTTAAGATACCCTGTGCCAACAGAGTAACGTAATGCTTTATTATGAATAACGAAACTAAAGTAGTTAAAACTAGAAAGAAAGCGGGTGGTCGCATTGTAGGTACGCCTAATAAGGTCACAGCACAGGCTAGAGAGGCTATCGCAATGTTTGTGGACGGTAATGCCCACCGACTAGCACAGTGGCTTGATGAGGTCGCTATGGGCGTTCCCGAGCATGACATCAAACCCAACCCCGCCAAAGCCTTTGAGTTATTCCAAAGCGTGGTTGAGTACCATGTACCTAAGTTGGCTAGAACAGAGATCACCGGCAAGGATGAGGGGCCGGTAGAAATGGTGGTGACATGGGGCGGCGTGAAGTAATATTGCCCTATAGCCCAAGGGCGGCATTTATGCCATTCCATAACAGGACTGAGCGTTGGTCTTGTTTAGTAGCACACCGTAGGGCAGGAAAGACCGTAGCGGCAATTAACGACTTAATTAAGCGAGCTATTACCCAGGGCAACAGATCGGCTCAATATGCCTACATTGCACCATTCCGTAGTCAAGCCAAGCGGGTGGCATGGGATTACCTCAAGTATTACGCCGCACCGGTGACCAAAACCACAAACGAATCTGACCTATCTGTTGAGTTAATAAATGGCGCAAAGATTATGTTATTTGGATCGGACAATGCCGATGCCATGCGGGGATTGGGATTTAACGGCGTTTACCTTGATGAATACGGCGACTTTAAGCCTAGCGTTTGGGGTAACGTAATACGCCCTACATTGTCAGACCGGTTGGGTTGGGCGGTGTTTGGTGGTACGCCAAAGGGCAAAAACCAATTTCATGACATCTACAAGGTAAGCCAAGTAGTGCCGGATTGGTTTCTGTTAAGGCTACCTGCCTCGGTTTCTAAGCTATTGCCCGACTCGGAATTGCAAGCGGCGCAATCACAATTAAGCCAAGACCAATACGACCAAGAATATGAATGTAGCTTTGATGCGGCTATTCTTGGGGCGTTTTATGGTCAAGAGATGCGCCAAGCGCAAGATGAGGGCAGGATTCGTGAGCTACCCTTTGAGCCTGAGTCACCTGTTTACACCGCTTGGGACTTGGGTTATCGGGACGACACCGCTATTTGGTGGTATCAAGTTGTCAGGGGCGAAGTTAGGGTAATGGACTATTACGCCGTGTCAGGGGCAAGCATTGAGGAAATAGCCAATGCGGTTAACGCCAAAGGCTACCGATATACCCGCCATTACCTACCGCATGACGCAAGGGCTAAAACGCTTGCATCGGGGGGTAAGTCTATTGTTGAGCAATTGGCTGCACACCTTGGCGGCATGAGCAAGTTAGCCATCGTGCCTGAAATTGGCATCCAAGACGGCATCCAAGCCGTGCGGATGATTTTGCCAAACTGTTATTTTGACTCTAGATGCGATGAGGGATTGGAAGCGTTAAGGCAATATCAGCGGGAATATGATGAAGATAAGAAAACTTTTCGCCAAACTCCTCGCCATGACTGGTGCTCACACCCCGCAGATGCGTTTAGAATGCTTGCAGTAGCCTATAGACAAGAGGCAAAAGATCAAACACCGCCCAAGGGCAAGACCCTGCAAACCATCACACTTGATGAGCTGTGGGACTACGAGATACAACATAAAGAGGAGCGTATATGAGCCAGCCAGTAGCAGAAGTAGGTGCATATAAAAACATGACGGCATCAGGGGCAGTTACCACAGGCCCATGCCAATTGATTGGTTTCTACGTTAATAACACTACCGCAGGCACAATGGTGTTAACTGATGGAGGCTCGGGCGGCACGGTTGTTTCGGGCACGATTACGCCAGCAGCAGGGTTTCACCGATTCCCCGCAAACATTGGTACAAGCCTTTATTTCACTGAGGGTAATGTGCTTGATGTGACATTCTTCTTTGCCAGCGGTAACTGATCATGTACGATGAAACCGGCGCATATGAGGGCGAGGACGCTGGCCCTTATTGGCACGATCAAATTGAAACCGCAATCAAGATATTTGATAAGTGGGAAAAGCGTGGTCAAAAGGTTGTCAAGCGTTATCGGGATGAGCGTGATGCGATAGAGATGCCAAGGATGAAGTTCAACATCCTTTGGTCAAACATTCAAGTGCTTTACCCCGCCTTATATGGTCGCCAAGCCAAGCCCGAGGTTTCACGCCGCTACATGGATCAAGACCCTGTGGGTCGCCTTGCATCCACCATGCTTGAGCGTGTCATGGAATATGAAACCACCCAATTCGGTGACTTTGATGCGGCAATGAGTGGGGCGGTGCAAGACCGATTGTTGCCTGGTCGAGGCACGGCATGGATTCGCTATGAGCCTGTCATTGTCAATGATCGACCGAATGAAGATGACGTTTTAGATGAGACTGAAGAATCTCAGGTATATAACACCGTAGAAGACCCAACTGAGCGCATTGATGCGGCTCACAGCCCAATTGATTACGTCTACTGGGCTGACTTCTTGCATTCACCGGCTCGGACATGGGACGAAGTTTGGTGGGTAGCCCGTGCCGTATACATGACCAAAGAAGAGGGCGTAGAGCGCTTTGGGGACGTATTTAAAAACGTCAGCCTGACTAGCTCTAACACCGACATGGACGGTAAGAATCCCATGACCGCCAAGATGACCTATGACAAAAAGGCGATGGTCTATGAGATTTGGAATAAGCGCACGGCAAAGGTTTGTTGGATTGCCAAAGGTTATCCACAAGCATTAGATGAGAGGGATGACCCGTTAGAGCTTGAAGAATTCTTCCCATGCCCCAAGCCGTTGATGGCAACCACCACCACCGGCACAATGATCCCCGTCCCCGACTATTGCGAGTACGAAGATCAGGCACAAGAACTAGATAACTTAACGCAGCGCATTTACTTGCTGACTAAAGCCTGTAAAGCTGTGGGCGTGTTTAATGCCGAGTTTAAAGAGTTAGCTCGGATGTTTAGCGAGGGCGTAGATAACAAGCTATTCCCTGTGACCGCATGGGCGGCAATGTCGGAAAAAGGCGGTTTAAAAGGCGCTATCGACATGATGGACACCTCGCAGATCATTATTACCTTGCGCGAGTTGTATGCGGCAAGGGAGCAAGTTAAGCAGTCGATTTACGAAATCATGGGCATATCGGACATCTTGCGTGGATCGTCCAAAGCCCAAGAAACGCTTGGTGCTCAACAACTTAAAGCCAACTTTGGTAGCTTGAGGTTAAAGAGTAGCCAAGGCGATGTGGCTAAATTTGCTACCGACATTTTCAAGCTCAAGGCGCAAGTTATATGTAAGTTTTACCCGCCCGAGTTAATTGTTGAAATGTCGGGTGTAATGAACACGCCGGATGGTCAAGACCCGCAGATGTTGCAAGCGGCGTTGCAAATGTTGTCTAACAGCACCATACGCGACTTTCACATTGCGGTTGAGGCTGACAGTTTGGCTCAGATTGATGAGCAGGCAGAAAAGCAAGGCGCACAAGAGGCAATAGGAGCTATCGGTGCATTCTTGCGTGAGGCAATCCCTATGGTTACCCAAGCGCCCGACACGTTGCCTATGGTTTCCGAAATGCTATTGTTCTTGGTGCGCCGATACAGGGCAGGTCGTAGTTTAGAAAGCGCAGTAGAAAAGGCTATGAAAGCCTTGCAAGATAAAGCAGATGCGGCTAAACAACAACCGCCAAGCCCACCGCCTGAGATGATCCAAATGCAAGCAGATCAACAAGCTGAGCAGATGCGGATGCAGGCACAAGCGCAAACTGAACAGATGAAGATGCAAGCGCAGGCTCAAATTGAGCAAGGCAAAGCACAGCTTGAAATGCAAATGCAACAAGCCAAAACGCAAGCTGAAATGCAATTGGCGCAAATGAAAGCGGATTTTGAAACCGCTAAACAAAACAACGAACTTCAAATTAAAGCCCGAGAAATGGCTGGAAAGGAAGAATATGAACGATGGAAAGCAGAACTTGATGCAGCAACTAAGATCATGGTGGCAAGGATTGGTAGCAACCCTGGTGTCGATTTACCAGTTGTTGAAGCAGCGGCTGCACAAATAACCAACGAGCTAGGCGGCACAATTGTGCAAGCAATGGACAAAATAACCGCCTTGCATGACAACATGGCAAACCTACATGGCGAATCAATGCAAAACATTGGCGCTGCCATGCAAAGGCTTAACGCACCCAAGAAAGTTATCAGGGGTGCTGATGGCTTAGTAATTGGCGTGGAGATAGCATGAGCCTTGTTTTAGCTGATCGGGTTAGACAGACCACCACTTCCACAGGTACTGGAACGATCACGCTAGACGGCTCTGTTGATGGGTTTCAGTCATTTTCGGTAATTGGCAATAACAATACGACCTATTACACGATTTCAGGCGGTACGCAATGGGAAGTTGGGATTGGGACTTACTTTAGCGGTACGTTGGCTAGAACAACCATAATCTCTTCATCAACAGGCTCAATACTTAATCTTGCGGCAGGTGCAAAGGATGTGTTTGTCAGCTACCCTGCTGAAAAATCGGTTAATCAAGATGCCAATAACCGTGTTTTGATACCTTACACATCAGGCACAACCAATGTTGGCTCTTTAAATGTTGGTGACGCAACTTTACACACCGATTCAGGGGTAATAGCAGGATTTACGGCAAGTGAGCCTTTATACCTTTACACAAGCCTGCAAAACACAAGCGCCAGCAATACAAGTTATGCAAGCTATGCTGTTAATGACGGCGGTCATACGGCTTACAGCGAACTTGGAATAAATAACGCAAATTACAGTTACGCGGCTGCTGGGTATCCAAACAATGGATTTTCTTTACCTTTAGCAAGTTTTGTCGAATCGTATGGTGGCCCATTGGTTATGGGTAGTTGGGACAACCAAAAGATTAGTTTTATCATCAATGGCGCAATTAGCACAACAGACGCTGTAACCATTAACACCAATGGATCGGTAGCGTTTAATGGTCAAGTGGGTACTGCGGGACAGGTTTTGCAATCCAATGCTACATCTGCCCCGACTTGGGTTGATGCCGCCGCTAAATGGGGGGCGTAAGTGTTTGGTATATCAGCTTTTTGTCAAACGGCTTTTGCAAGCATTTCCGCCACCGCAGCGCCTATACCTGTTGAAATCCCTTTAGGTGGTCACTTTGGCTTTGACGAAAAGAAGCGTGATGAATTATGGGCTAAAGACCAAAAGCTAGAAGCACAGCGTAAGCTAAAACTGCAAGAGGCATTGTTTGGTTTACCGCCCGAGGTAAGGGAAGAGATCACTTCAGCACCCGCGCAAACAATAGAGGTTGCGGCTAGAAAACAAATTGATTATGATTCGTTAATGCAAAAGGTCAAAGACCTTGAAATGCGTGTTAAGCGAAAACGTGATGAAGAAGAAGTCGCAATGCTTTTGGAGTTAATGTGAAAAGAACTTGGGTTTATCCATCAGACGGCAGCGAAGCCTATGAGGTTACAAGGGGTGAGTACCGAGACGAAGCGATGGCCTCGGTAAGAGGTGACATTGCGCCTTTCATGTCGCCCGATGGTGTAATGATTGAGGGCAGAAAGCAATGGCGTGAGCACCTCAAGCGCACCGATACCATAGAGATGGGGCATTCGGACGTTAAGTATGCACAGCAAGAGTGGAACAAGAAGAAAGAAGCGCACCGAGACCGATTGCGTGGTCAACTGGCTACAGTGCAAGAGTTTGATCGACCAGGCGCACCGATTGCACCTGTTAAGATGTCTAACCTTAACGTAGAGATGGCAAACCGGCTACACAACCGCCCGATGCCCGAGCGTAAAGAAATGATTAAAATGACTTTGGAACAAATGAAAAGGATGAAGTGATGGAAAACGAAGTTGTCGCACCCGACACAGTAGAAACACCAGCACCCGAAACCCAAGCGGTAGAAGCGCCCCAAACGGCAGCAGAGCCGCAAAGCCGAGCCGATACCATTCGTGAGGCATTAACCAAAGCACCGACAAACCGTGGCAAACACGCCGCTACCCAGCCCCGAGAGGGGGGGAAGTTTGCTCCTAAGTTTCCAACCGACCAAACTCAAGCCCCCCAAATGGCTGAAAAGCCAAGGGCGGAAATGCCCAAAAGCCTACGCCTTGAGCTAAAAGAGCACTGGGAAAAAGCACCGGCAGAACTACAGCAAGCATTTGCCCAACGGGATGCCGATTACGAAAAGGGCATTAGCACCTACAAACAAAGGGATGCCGAGGCTCGGGCAATTACCGAGTTATTTCAACCCTATGAGTGGATGCTAAGAAACGAGAACGCTACTCCGTCAACGGCGATTGGCCCATTGCTCCAAACGGCGGCATTGCTAAGAACAGGCACACCGCAACAAAAGTCGCAAGCGGTAGCGCAAATGATTCAAAAGTTTCAAATCCCTTTGGATCAAGTGGCTGCTTACTTTGGCGGCGAAGCACCACCGCAACAAGATTCGCACTACAATCAATTGGCGCAACAAGTACAACAGCTAACGGCACACATCACGCAAAGCCAGTACGAAGCGCAGAAACAGAATGAAAACCGAGCACTCTCGGTAATCCAGCAGTTTGCAGGCGACCCCGCAAACGCACACTTTGAGGCAGTCCAAGATCGTATGTTGTCGCTTCTCCAAGCGCCACAGGTTCTAGGGGACATTAGTCATATGTCTGAACGCGAGAAATTGCAAGTGGCATATGACACCGCCGTAAGGCTTGATCCACAGTTGGCGCAAGGTTTATATGCTCAACAGCAACAAAACTATGCCACGCAAAATCAAGTTCAGAAAGCAAAACAAGCGGCTGTGCAAGTAAGGGGAGCGCCTGGCGCTGCCATCTCGGGTGCAGTCAATCAAACTGATCGCCGAGCCGTCATTGCCAATGCGCTGCGGCAGGTGAATTAAAAAGGAGTAAATCATGGCATACGCCAATAGTAATTACTCAGACGTTTTAGCAACCACCATTGAGTCACGCTCCGGCATCGTTGCCGATAACGTGACCAAAAACAATGCGTTGTTGACTCGCCTGCGTGAGAAAGGCCGTTACAAGCCTTTCACCGGTGGTTCGACCATTCTGCAAGAATTGTCATTCCAAGCAAACTCAACCGCTATGTACTACTCGGGCGCTGAAGTCTTAGACATTAGCCCTGCGGACGTTATCTCTGCGGCTCAGTTCCCTATCAAACAAGCAGCGGTGGCAGTTACCATTAATGGCTTGGAGATGCTCCAAAACAGCGGCGAAGAGCAGATCATTGATTTGTTTGACGCACGTTTGGACGTTGCCGAGGCATCAATTGAGAACTTGATCTCTACTGGTATTTATTCGGACGGTACAGCCAACAACGGCAAGCAGATCACTGGTCTGCAAGCTATGGTGGTTGCATCGCCCTCTACCGGTGTGGTCGGTGGTATTGACCGCGCTACATGGTCATTTTGGCGCAATCAGACTTTTGACTTCTCTACCGACTTGGGTGCATCCGCATCTAGCTCAAACATTCAGACCGGTTTTAACCGCCTGTATGCAAAGACAAGCCGTGGCTCTGATGTAGTCGATTTGATCTTGTTGGATAACAACTTGTGGGGCTTCTTTATGTCCTCACTGCAAAACATTCAACGTTTCCCTGGCTCGAGCAAAATGGCCGAATTAGGCTTTGTTGCTTCCAAGTACATGAATGCCGATGTAGTTCTTGACGGTGGTATCGGCGGTAATATTCCGACATCTACCGGTTATTTCTTGAACACGAAATACATTTTCTTCCGTCCTCACGCAAATCGTAACTTTGTTCCGATTGGTGATGAGCGTATGTCCACCAACCAAGATGCCATCGTGCGCTTGATCGGATGGGCTGGCAATATGACCGCCTCGGGACTCCAGTTCCAAGGCGTGATGACTGAATAAGGAGCAAATATCATGGCAGATTACGTCACAGACGGCAAAATCGGCATTGACTTGACGGCTACTTATGCGTCAACAAGTGCAGGCTCTACAACATTGTTCCCCGTTACCCCTGGTACTCGGGTGAACACCTCCAACAACGGCGTGTATATGTTTGTACGAGCCGAATCCACCATCAACGCATTTGATGCGGTGATTATGAGCACTTACGCAGATTCAGCGAGCACCACTCCTGTAACCCGTGCCGTGCCTGTAACCACCACAAACGCTAAAGATTTGGGTTTCAACATGGTTGGCTTTGCACAAACCGCTATTGCCTCTAGCTATTACGGCTGGGTTGGCTTAAACGGTACGCTTAGAGTTAACTTGCTGGTTTCTTGCCAGCCTAAAGTGCCTTTGTACACCACTTCCACCGCTGGTGCGTTAGATGACACAACCGTGTCGGCTGGCTTCATCCAAGGTATTGTGGCTAACACATCAGCTACTTCTGCATCAGCACCATTCTGTATGGTCAACAATGCAGGCTTGATCATGGTTGGCGCAGGCTAATCAGAAACGATGCCCCACTCAAAAGGTGGGGTGTCTTTTTAATGAGTTCTTTACCTTTAAAAATTACTGGTAAATGTGTCGCAGAAGATGACATCTTATTTGCCAACATGGATGCGGCGATTGCTAGAGGTTACCCACAGGTTACAGAAGCGCAGGCAGCTAAGACCGGTGCAATCTTGTTGGTGGCAAGCGCCCCAAGCGTTAAAGGTCAGTTAGAGCTTATTAAAAAGATGAAAGCGGCAGGGTCGCCTATTGTGGCGATCAAGGGCGCACATGATTGGTTAATTGAAAACGGCGTAACACCTGATTACGCTTTAGCCATTGACCCGCAAGAGCACAGGATAGCGTTTTATAAACCGCAGCCATCTGTGCATTACATGATTGCAAGCCAGTGCCATCCAGCAATGTTTGACAACCTTGATGGGTATCAAGTCACACTATGGCATCCATACGTTAAAAAGGGGCAAGACCGCCCTAAAAAGTCAATGTTGATAGGTGGGGGTACAACCTCGGGATTAAGGGCTATATCGTTGTTTTACGTCCTTGGATACCGCCAGTTTGAGTTGTTTGGCTTTGACTCATGCAATGACGGCGAGTTACTCAGAGTTAACGGCGATGGGCTAAAAGATGGCGATAAGTTAATTGAGGTCAAGATTGATCCTGATGGAGAAACCTTTGACTGCAATATGTCGATGGCTTTGCAGGCCGAGCACTTTCAAACTTATTACGATTATTTGCCTGATGCCACGTTTAATGGGCATGGGCGAGGGTTAATCCAAGCCATCATCAAGAAGCGTGAGCAAAACATGATGGAGCTTGGGGGCATCATTGATGGCAAAGGTGAGCTTAACGAGCGCACATCCTTTATTCATTGGGGTGACCATAATGCGGCAAGCTGGCGTTACCGAGCCAAAATTCCTGCGGGAGATTGGGCAAGCCAAAACGATTTAACCGCTGACACCTTGATATTTGCTAAACCGCAAGCTAATGAGCTAATGGTTATGGCAAGAGCCAAAGCCCGAGGTGCTTGGGTGGTAGTGGATTTTTGTGATGACCATTTTGATTGGATGCACTACCAAGAAGCATTGCGCCTTGCGGATGCGGTAACTTGCTCCACCATTGAAATGGCAAAAAGAATTAAAGAGTTAGGGCGGGATGCTACTGTCATTTCCGACCCTTATGAGTACCCTGAGATGCCGCCGCATTGCAATGGGGTTAATTTGCTGTGGTATGGGCATCATGTCAACCGTGAGAGCCTGCAACGCATATTGCCCGATTTAGAGGGTTATCCCTTGCGGGTAGTGTCAAACTTTGATGGGGCAATTCCTTGGTCTAAAGAAACCATGTTGGAAGAATTTGCCCGAGCCGATATAGTGGTGATCCCTGCCACTGCTCCTTACAAGAGCGCAAACAGGGCAATTGAGGCAATTCGGCAAGGGTGTTTTGTGGTTGCAGAGCCGCATCCAGCCTTGGAGGGTTTCCCGATTTACATCGGCAACATCAAAGAGGGCATCGAATGGACAAAACAGCAGAATATGAACGAACTTATATCCAAGGCGCAGAAGTTCGTGACGGCAGAATTCTCGCCTCAAACACTGATCGACAAGTGGAAGAAAGCTACGAAACGGCATACAACCTTGGATGCGGAAAAAAGAAATGGGACGGTTGGATAAACGTAGACTTGCATTCCGACATTTCGGACATTAAATGCGACCTAAGAAAACTTGAAATTGCTAGTGATTCTGCTGATGCGGTGGCGGCAATTCACGTTTTAGAGCATTTTTATGAGTGGGAAGTTTATGACCTGCTAACCGAGTGGAAACGGGTGCTAAAGCCAGGCGGCAAAATGATCTTAGAGCTACCTTGTATGGATAAGGTGTTTGCCTATGTCCACAATTGCGTGATTAAAAAAGAGCCATTACAGCCGTTTATGACCCTAAATGCCTTGTACGGTGACCCTAAACATAAAGCCGAGGCAATGTGCCACCATTGGGGTTGGTTTCAGCGCCCATTGCAAGATATGTTGGAAACCGTTGGTATGCAAAACATTACGTTTTGTGAGCCTCGCTACCATTTCCCATTTCGTGACATGAGGGTGGAATGCTTAAAGGGGTCTTAACTAATGCCGAGCGCCATGAGCAGATGGCAAAGTCAATGCACTTGCCCATGCTCAAGAAAAAAGGCAAATTTAACAACCGGCGCATGACCATTGCTTGTTACGGCCCAAGCCTTGCAGACACTTGGCGGCAGCTTAAGCGCCCAATAATGACGGTCTCAGGGGCGCATGATTACTTGGTAGAAAGGGGAGTTATCCCCGACTTCCACGTTGATTGCGACCCAAGACCGCACAAAGCGCAAATGTTAAGCAAGCCGCAAAAGGAAACTAAATACCTGATGGCCTCGGTCTGCCATCCAAACTTTTGGGAAATTCTTAAAGGTAAAAATGTTAAGGTATGGCATTTGATAAATGGCGATGATTTAGAAACGGTGGCATGGGTTGCTCAGCACCACAAAGAGGGAATGGAAAGCCTGATTGGTGGCGGTTCTAGTGTAGGCATGAGGGCAATGAATGTTTCGGCGGCTTTAGGGTTTCGCCGGTTTGACATTCATGGCATGGATTGTTCATTCACAAATAACCGCCACGCAGGTGCTCATACTGGCAAAGATCAAGTTAAAATCATGGTCAATGTTGGTTTGAGAACTTTCCAAACAACACAGCAGATGCTTCAGGCGGCAATTGAAATGGAAAATTTCATTGAAACGCAGGATGCGGAAGTGGTGTTTTACGGTGATGGACTTATGCAGGAAACTGCTTTCAAACTCAAGGAATTAGCATGAAAAACGAAACAGCGGGTTGGACAGATGAGTCATTTATGGAGAGCAATCGCGGCAAGATGGCGGTGTTTTTCCATGCGGTTCAAGTACAAAACAACTTTTTGACGGCTCAAGAAAAGCGCCCAATTTTTCAAGAACGTATCTTTTTGAAGAAATTAGTGCCTGGCGATAACACTTTGACTATTGATCGCCCCATGCGTGAGCAAGACATAGAAGATTACCCAGTTGAATGGGCAAGGTTTGAGCAAAAGAAAGAAGCTACGGTAGCAGGCACACCAATTGAGGTTTGGAACGCAATTTCTGAAACCCAAAAAGCTGAGTTCAAAGCGCTTAACATTTTTACCATTGATCAATTTGCACAGCTTGCAGACATTGCTGGCAACAAAATCATGGGCTTTAACGACTTGCGCGAAAAGGCGCGAGCATTTATTGCAGCATCTCAAGACTCGCAGATGTTTGACAAAATACGAGCCGAAACAGATAAAAAACTGCAAGCCCAAGATGTTGAAATGGCTGAACTCCGTGCGATGATTGCAGAGTTGACGGCTAAAAAATCCGGACGACCTAAAAAAGAATTGGTGGAGTAAATGGCGAACTACACATTACTGCAATTGGTAGATCAAGTTTCAGGCGAGTTAGGCTTGACTCAGCCAGCTTCAGTAATTGGGTCAACCAACAACCAAACCATACAATTATTGGCTTTGGCGCAGCGACTAGGCAAGGACTTGGTGCGCGACTATGAGTGGCAAAAGCTAGTCCAAGCCTACATTTGGCAAACTGAAACGGCGGTAAGCACAACCGGCACAATCACAGCGGGTTCTCGGGTCATTACGGCTATTCCTAGCACGGCGGCTTTACAGGTTGGCAACGTCATAACTGGCACTGGGCAAGCGCCTTATGCTGAGATTTTGACGATTGACAGCGCCACTCAGGTTACGCTAAATACGCCTGTTGCCACCTCAACTGCTGCGGTTTCAATGACGTTTGCCAAACAGGATTACCCATTGCCTGATGGCTATGACCGCATGATTTCCGACACCAACTGGGACAGGACTGACCATTGGCGTAACCTTGGCACAAAGTCATCTCAAGATTGGCAATTCTTGCAAGGCGGCATTATTTCAATTGGCCCAAGGGAGCGCTACCGCATATACAACGGCAAGTTTAGGATTTTCCAAGCGCTGACCACTGTCTACAACTTTTCGTTTGAATACGTTTCAAACTATTGGGTATGTGCAACCGGCTCAAGCGTTGGGTCTAAACCAGCATATACAGCGGATTCAGACACATCGATTTTTCCTGATGATTTGATGATGGCTGGCTTGCGGTTTTATTTCCTTAAAGCCAAAAAGCTAGATTACGGCGCAGAACTAGCAGAATTTAATCGTGCATTGAGCTATTGCAAGGCTGGTGACGTACCTGTATCGGCTATGAGTTTAGCGCCTGTGGGCATGAATCAGCTTGTCGGGCCGTGGAGTGTGCAAGATGGAAATTGGCCTAGTGTTTAAGGAGATGACATGAAATTAGATGGACTTTATGCAAATATTCAAGCAAAGAGGGCAAGAATAGCGGCGGGGTCGGGCGAAAAGATGCGTAAGCCTGGCACTGAGGGAGCGCCCACAGCTAAAGATTTTAAACAAGCTGCAAAGACCGCCAAGCCTGAGAAAAAGAAATGACGGCGGCATGGACTCGCAAAGAGGGTAAGAATCCCGAGGGCGGTTTAAACGCCAAGGGCAGAGCCTCGGCAAAGGCAGAGGGCATGGATTTAAAGCCGCCTGTAAAGTCAGGGGACAACCCTCGCAGGGCATCATTCCTTGCTCGAATGGGCAATATGCCTGGCCCTATGGAAAAGAACGGTGAGCCGACTAGACTTGCTTTGTCGTTAAAAGCGTGGGGAGCTAATTCTAAGCAAGAGGCTAAGGATAAATCCAAAGCCATATCCCGCCGGAATAAAGCCTAATGTTAAATTCAATTGCACGGGGGGCGGGTTTAAGAACTCAAAGCTCAACGACCATTACAATCCCTGCGCCTATTGGCGGGTGGAATGCAAGGGATTCCCTTGGCGCTATGGCTATTGAGGATGCGGTAACACTGACAAATTGGTGGCCTGGCACTAACTCTGTGGTTTTGCGTTATGGCTACACCAAATTTGCAACGGGCATCACGGGTCAAGTTGAATCGGTAATTGCGTATTCGGGCGTTACGGCAAACAAACTTTTTGCGGCGGCAACAACTAAAATTTACAACATCACGGCTGGCGGTGCAGTAGGTGCTGCCGATGTGTCAAGCCTTACCAACGCCCGTTGGCAATACATCAATATGCGGACTTCATCTTCATATTTGATGATGGTAAATGGTGCGGACAAGCTACGGTTTTATGATGGCTCGGCATGGGCAAAAGATGGTGATGGCGCTGGTTATGACATCACAGGCGTAGATACGGCAACGTGCTCAAACATTACTTTGTTTAAAAACAGAGTTTGGCTAATCCAAGATGGCACATTAAAATCTTGGTATTTGCCAATTAATAGCATTGCTGGCGCGGCAGTAGCGTTAGATATGTCAAGCCTTGCTCAAATGGGCGGTTTCCTTGTGGCGGCAATGACATGGACGCTAGACGCTGGTTATGGCATGGATGACTATTTAGTGTTTATTACCTCAAATGGTGAAACACTAGTATGGCGGCTAACTGACCCAACAACCCCAACAGGCATTTCATTAATTGGCATTTATCAACTAGGCGCTCCTATTGGTAAGCGCTGCTGGGTCAAGTACGGCGGTGACTTGCTTATCATTACGCAAGATGGCGTAGTACCTATGAGTGGTGCATTGCAAAGCTCACGGCTTGACCCTAGAGTGTCTATTACAAACAAAATTCAATATGCAATGAGTCAAGCAATATCGACTTATTCAACCAATTTTGGCTGGGATTTGCTGTATTTTCCAAAAGAAAACCAGCTAATTTTGAATGTACCCATTGAGCAAGGCAGTCAGCAGCAACAGTATGTAATGAACAACATCACAAAATCGTGGTGTAACTTTACAGGTTGGAACGCTAATTGTTGGGCGCTTTACCAAGATGATCCTTATTTTGGTGGAGATGGCTTTGTGGGTTTGGCGTGGAACGGCACTGTTGATGACACATCAGACATAACAAGTTTTGGGCTGCAATCCTTTCAAACGTATGGGCAAGCCAATCAAAAACAGTGTCAGATGATTCGCTACCATTTGTTTACAGACGGCTTTCCATCGGTTTATGGCAATGTTAATGTAGACTACAATTTGGCTGACAGCAGCGCTTCCTTAAATTTTGCTCCAGTTAATTATGGTAATTGGGACAGTGCGCTTTGGGATGTTGCTTATTGGGGTGACAATTTAGTGGCTAGCGCGGATTGGCAAGGGGTCACTGAAATTGGTTATTCGTTTGCGCCAATTCTAAAAACGTCTAGCCAAGGCACACAAATTCAGTGGGTGGCGGCTGATTTAGTGTTTACTGGTGGCGGTACTTTATGATTGTTGCATATGAAAAATATGCAGATTGCGTTGCTGAAGCGGCGGTTTTAAATGCTCATCATTGGTTAGAATTGTATGGAAAAACTAAGTATCGATTTGACCACGGTGGATTAGTTGATTTAGAAGCTATCAATGGTTTTGTTTACTACACATTGCGCGAAGATGGCGAATTGTGTGGTCATGTTGGTTTTATGTTAATCAAAGCGCCATACTTAGGACAATTAATTGCCTTAGATGCGTTTTATTACATTAAACCGGAATATCGCGGGACGTTGGAAATTTGCAAGCTGCTTAAATTTGCTGGAAAGCATTTAATGGAAAATAAAATTGGGACGGTTGTAATAAGTCATAAAACTGGTGCGAATTTGTCTCCAATTTTGATAAGAGCTGGCTATCAAGAATCGGGAACTACATTCTTTTTTAAGGAATCAAAATGAGCTTTTTATGTGAAGATGCGCCAGCCGCACCAGTTGCGCCTGATCCGACAGCAACCGCCGATGCACAATCTGCCGCTAACATAAAGGCGGCTTTTACAACAGCCAAGATTAACAACCCAAACATTACTAACCCATATGGAAAATCAACAACGCAATATGGGTTAAACGCTTTTTATGCCGCGAATCCTAATGCGGCGGCAGAGTTTGCAAGTAACAATCAAGGTATGTCGGCTGAAGATTATGCAAAAGCGTACACTGCTTTTCGACCAGGCATGACAAACCCATATGACGAATACACGCCATATGTTACGCAATCGCTTAACCCCATTTCGGCAAATATTTTTGATGCTCAACAAAAAACAAAAATGCAATTTGCGGATTTGGCAAACTTGGGTACAAGTAATGTAGCCAAAACACTAAGTTCCCCTTTTTCTTTTACCGGCGATCAAAAATACTCGCAAGTTGTTGGCGCTAATGGGTTAACACCCAACATCGCACGAGATTTGATGCAAAGGTCTATGACCGGTGGTGGTGCGCCTACTGCCGAATTCAATAAATATGGTGGGTACGACGCGGTCAAAGCCGTGTACGAAAGAAGCGGCGGCGATTATTCCGGTGAGGGAAAAGGATACCCAGGGCAAGACGCAAACACAACCATTGCCAATGCGGGTGGGATTTCGCAAGGGCCGAATGCCGCAAACTTTATGGCGGGAACTGGCCCAAATGCAAGTGACTTTATGGCGGCGGGTGGGCCTAATGCGGCTAATTTTATGGCGGCGGGTGGGCCAAGCGCTGCTAACTTTATGGCAGACAGTGGGCTTGACCTTTCCAATGTGGCGGCTATGCCTATAAATGCTGGCACAACGGGACAACAAGCAATCATGGCTCGGTTAGAGCCGCAAATTGCAAGAAATCGTGTAAGCACGGAAACGCAATTAATTAATCAAGGGTTACGACCAGGCTCAGAGGCCTACAACAACGCAATTACTTTGTTAGCGCAACAAGAGAACGATCAACGCACCCAAGCGGTTTTACAAGGTCTTGGTTTAGACATGAGCGCAAATGCCCAAGGCTATGGTCAAGCGCTTACAACGGGGCAATTTGGAAACACCGCACAAGCACAAAACTTTGGGCAAGGTAATATCCAGCAACAACTTTACAATCAAGCTCAAGGGCAAAACTTTGGGCAGGGTAACATCCAACAACAGTTGTTTAATCAAGCTCAAGGTCAAAATTTTGGTCAGGGTACTACCGCACAAAATACGGCAAACCAAGCGGCTGGTCAAAACTACACGCAAAATTACAATACTACGGCGTTTAACAATGCCGCCCAACAACAGCAATTTAATCAAAACCAAGCAAGAGCTGCATTTGAAAATCAAGCGCGGCAACAAGCATTAGCAGAGGCTATTCAGCAACGCCAAATGCCATTAAACGAAATTTCGGCATTGATGACAGGTTCACAAATACAAAACCCAGTATTTCAACCCTTTACCGGCGCAAACGTAGGCGCTGCACCAATTGCTCAAACCATGCAAAACGCCTATATGGGTGCTCAAAACGCATACAATCAACAAATTGCAAGTGACAATGCGTCTATGGGTGGATTGTTTAGTTTAGCCGGATCAGCGTTTGGTGCGCCTACTGGTACGTTTGATTTTCTTAAATTTTGATTACGGGAGGTTAAATGCCTGATATTAATTTAGCTCCTACCAACTACGAGTTGGATGCAATCCAAAAGCGGCGCAAAATGGCTGAATCCTTAATTCAACAAGCTCTACAGCCAATAGAAATGCCGCAAGTTGCCGGTGCTCGCATTAGTCCAATTCAAGGGTTAGCCAAGCTTTTGCAAGGTTACATTGGTGGTAAGAATTTAGAAAAAGCAGGCGCAGAAGAAAAACAATACCAATCGGATTATTTATCCGACCTTGGTTTTCTTATGCGTAACGCTGGCAAGACTACGCCTGCAACTGAGGCTATTCCCGAGCAAGGGGGCAACCCCGCAGTCCCCGCCATGCCAGCGTCACCATTGTTGTCGCCCGATTTGTTAAGTGGCACTAACGCTAACAATTACTTAAAGACAAGCCAAGGCAAGATGGCTTTGGCGCAGCTTTTGATGCAACAACAAGCCCAAAAGCAAGCAAGGGCGCAAAAACTAGAAGACGCAGATTTGGAAGTGCGTACCGTTGCGCCAGGCACGGCTTTGGTGCAAGGTGGCAAGCAAATTTATTCAAATCCCGCAGAGCCAAAATTGCGTGAAGTAAAAACAAATAATCCATTAACTGGGATGCCTGAAACTAGGTACTACCCCGAAAATGTATTGGTGGCTATGGGCGGCATTCCCGATCAATACAAAGGCTTTGCGGCTGAGCTAATTACTGCCAAGAATTTACCGGCAAACATTAAAAATGATCCGCAATTGCTTAATTTGGTTGGTTCGCAATTGAACAAAACCGCCGGTTTAGTTACCGAAGAAGATGTAGCCCAATATATGTTGAAAGTGGCAGAGACTAGAGCCAAACTTGGCTATGAGGGAATTCCCTTTGCCGAGCCTAAACCATTGACGGCAGCGTCCAATCCTTTGATTAAACAAACATTGCCCAAAGGTGTTCCATTGGACGCAGTTCCAACGGGTAAATTTACACCCGAGGGTAAGCCCGTTTACAAATCGCCCAACGGCAAAACTTATGTGGAGGATTGACAAATGGGTGAATACATAGGTCAATTAGTAGATGCGCCCGTTGCAAAGCCTAAGGTACAAATTAATCCTGCTTTAGTGACCGCAATTACGCCATCTGCCGCCCCACCAATTCAATCGGCTCAACCTATTGTTGGAATGTCGCCTAAAGATCAAGCGGCTTTTAATTTATCTCAAAAAAATCGGGTGGCAGCAGAAGCTTTAGAAATAGAAAAAGAAAAACGTAAAGAAGAGAATCCACAAGGGTCATTAACGGAGGGTGAGCGTAAGGCTAGTACCTTATTAACAAGAATGCAATCTTCCACAAAACAATTGCAAGACGTTTTAGCAAAATATCCTGATGCCGCAAAACCTGAATATTTGTCAAGTTTTGTGCAAGGAATTAGTGAGCCTGCTGCTAATTTAATAAGGTCAACACCTCGCCAGCAAATAGAAACGGCGCAAAAAGATATTGTGGATGCGGCTTTAACCGCCTCTACTGGCGCTTCTTATACTGCACAACAATTTAAAGAATTTAAAGAATTTCTTTTTCCACAAATTGGGGATGATTTACCAACCATAAAAGACAAGCAAAAACGGTTAGAGACTGCTATTGAGTCAGTAAGATTGCAGGCTGGTCGAGCCGCCAAACTTGTACCTGAAGCAAAAACGGGCAACAAACCGCCAACAGGCGCACCGCCTGATGCCAAACAAGCGCCCGATGGCAAATGGTATTCGCCTGATCCTGCTAGACCTGGCAAATATATACAATATTAAAAGGATTGAAATGGCTGGCACACCTGTTGATTTTGACCCATTTGCATCTCAACCCAAGGCGGTTGATTTTGATCCTTTTGCACCTAAAAAGCGGTCATGGATGGATGTTGCTGGTGAATCGTTTTCTAGTATTCCCAAAAGCGCTGCTGCATTAGCGACTGGTGCTTTTGAGGCAATTACAGACCCTCTTCAGACTGCAAGAGGCATGGGACAAATGGTAGTTGGCGGCGCACAAAAATTGATGGGTGATCCATATTTTGAAAGCGATAGCGCAAAAGCTGTGCGTATGCAAGGCATAAAAGCATTAAGCGCCGGAGGGGATTATTTAAAAAATCGATTTGGTAGTGAAGAAGCAATTAAAAACACATTAGCTACCGATCCTGTGGGCGCTGCGGCTGATTTATCTTTGTTGTTTACTGGTGGCGGTTCTTTAGCGGCAAGAACGCCTATGTTGACAAGAGCTGCGCCTGTATTAAGAAAAGCGGCAAGCATAACTGACCCAATAAATTTAGCGGGTAAAGCCGCTGGAAAAACTTATGATTTGGCAGGAACTTTGGTTAAATCAGGTCTTGGAATGAAGACGGGTGTTGGAACAGAGGCAATTGAGCAAGCAACGCAAGCAGGTCGCCAAGGAAACACATCATTTCTTGAAAATATGCGTGGTGATGTACCTATGACCAATGTGCTTGATGATGCACAAGCCAACCTTGCTCAGATGAATTTGAATAAGCAAAAAGACTATCGTTCCGGCATGGTTAACATTAAAAACGATAAATCCATACTTGACTTTAAAGGCATTGATCAATCTTTACAAAACGCAGAAAGCATGGTGTCTTTTAAAGGCAAGATTAAAGATCAAACAGCAGCATCTGTTGTTGAAAAAATGCGAGCCAAGATTGATGATTGGAAAAACTCTGATCCTGCCGAATACCATACACCTGAGGGTCTTGACAATCTAAAACAAAGCCTTTGGGAAGATTTTGGCAAATTAGGCAGAGAAGAAAAAACAGCTTATTCTGCGGGCAAACAAATTTACGATTCGGTCAAAAACGAAATTGGCAAACAAGCGCCTACTTACGCAAAGGTAATGAAAGAATACACCGATGCAAGTGAGTTGACTAAGGAAATTGAACGAGCTTTGTCGCTTGGACAAAACGCATCGGCTGACACGGCAATGCGTAAACTTCAATCTTTGATGCGTAACAACGTAAATACAAACTACGGTCAAAGACTTAACCTTGCCCAACAGTTAGAAAGCGCTGGCGGCAGGGATTTAATGCCTGCATTAGCTGGTCAAGCGCTAAGCAGTAAATTGCCAAGAGGTTTGCAAAGCGCCGCTAATATTCCATCTGCTTATATGGCGTATGGGGTTGGTGGGCCAGCATTGGCGACACTTGATCTGTTGGCTTCTTCACCTAGATTGGCAGGCGAGGCATCATATAAGTATGGTCAGCTTGCAAATGCCTTAACACAAGGTGGTCAAGCAGTTTCTAAAGCCATACCTATGACAGCAAAACAAGCTAGATTAGCGGCTCTTTTAGGGTCACAATCTAATCCATACGCAATTGGAGAACAGCAATGAGTTACAACGGTTCAGGCACATTTAACATTAACACCGCTGGGCAACCAGTTGTTGCTGGCACAGTCATCAGTGCCGCTAGTTTTAACGCACTGACGGCAGACTTAGCAACGGGTCTGTCCACAGCCATTACCAAGGATGGTCAGACTGCTACAACGGCTCGCATACTCTTTGCCCAAGGACTTAATTCCACGCTGGTAACAGACGCTTCTAGTGTGTCTACAGGCTCAATTTTTACTGCGGGTGGCGTAGGCATTGCCAAAAAACTTTATGTAGGCACAGACGCAAACATTGCGGGAAATGCGTTAATTACTGGTACTTTGGGGGTTACCGGTGTGGCTACCTTTAGCGCTACGCCTATTTATTCAAGTTTAACGGCTTCAAGTGCTGTAGCAACTGATGCCTCTAAAGCGTTAGTAAGTGTGGCAAATACCGGCACAGGCTCAAACGTATTAGCGACAACCCCAACATTAGTCACTCCAATTTTAGGCACTCCAACATCTGTAACATTAACTAACGGAACTGGTTTACCAATTTCCACAGGCGTGTCAGGGCTTGGAACAGGTGTAGCTACTTTTTTAGCTACGCCATCATCCGCTAATCTTGTTGCCGCTGTTACAGATGAAACTGGAACTGGTAGTTTGGTATTTGCCACAAGTCCTACATTAGTAACTCCTATACTTGGCACTCCAACAAGTGCAACATTAACAAACGCAACTGGCTTGCCTTTATCCACAGGTGTAACTGGTACGTTGCCAATTGCTAATGGTGGAACTAACTCAACGGCAACAGCTACGGCTGGTGGCGTTGGTTATGGTACGGGTACAGCCCATGCTTACACAGCGGCGGGGACAACAGGTCAATTTTTACAAAGCAATGGAGCTTCTGCGCCAACTTGGGTAGCAGGCCCTACAGGTGGTTTTACTCTAGGAACACCAGTTGCTACAACATCAGGTACAAGCATTGACTTTACTGGTATTCCATCAGGAACGAAGCAAATCATTATTACATTTAAAGGGGTATCAACCAGCGGCACAGACCCCAAGTGGATTCAGATTGGAGATTCTGGCGGCATAGAAGACTCAGGGTATTCTGCGACATCGGCAGGAATATCTGAGTCAGCCGAAATAATTGCAACCAGTAGCCTAGCCTCATTTAATATTAAGTCAGTGAATAGCTCAGACTTAATTAACGGCAGCGTGACTCTAACACTTGAAAACTCAAGCACTTATACATGGGTAGCATCCGGTGTTTTAGAAAATTCAACTTCTACAAGCCGTGTGTTCTTTGTCGCTGGAAGAAAAAGCCTTTCTGCCGTATTAGACAGGGTTCGGCTTACTACCCAAAATGGAACTGACACGTTTGATGCTGGCGAAGTCAACATTGCATACATATAAG